TTATTTCGTCAGAACGCCGTCCTTGATGATATAGATGCCCTCGCCGTCCATCGGGAAGGATTTACCGTCAAGAACCATGGTGTTCCCCGAAGCATCGGAATTGTGGTTGATTGCCGCTTCTAGCGAGGTTGCGTCTGCTCCATTGCCCTTGAAGCGGAGAATCTGTGTATTCTGGAATTCCATCGTGTTGTTTTTCGAGCCGTACTGGAATGAAACGCCGTACTGAGCAGTTTCGGTCAGTTCATAGCTGTAGATTTTGCAATCGGTAAACCGGAAGTTGTTGTTGACCGAGAACTGCGGATTTTCGTTGAGTCCGTTGCCATCCAGTACGATTGTAGAAAAGTTGTTGGAGATTCCGGAATGTCGGTTGGTTCCAATCAGCGTGCTTTTGCTGACATTGACGCTGGAATTGTTGGCATAGGAATTGATGGCGGCCCATCCGCTGAGTTCACTGCGGTCGATGCGGCAGGTAAGGCCTTCGTTCAGGGATGCCAGATTCAAAGCATAATAAGAAGCGGTGATCTGGCTGTCAGCCAGGGTGAGCTTTGCGTTCTGTGTATCGTAAATCGAGATGCCCCGGGTATAGTTGGCGGCGGAGTCGGTGTTGATATGGCTGTTCGAAACGGTCAGCTGCGTATTGGCGCAGCTGGAGATACTGACCGACTTGATGTTGTCCTGTTTGACACGGGTTCGAACGGTGCAGTTCTTGAGGGTGAGCTTCACGTTGTCCTGATCGATGGTGACCGGAACGCCGCTGTCCGGCATGATGGCCGTCTGGTCGGCGCCTGCGCCCACCAGCGTGATATCCTGTCCAGCTGAAAGCACGACATTTTCGGCATAGGTTTTCGCGCCCAGCAGAATGGTGGTCGGAGTGGTGCCCGCGTTTCTGACAGCTTCCATGATCGACTGGGATTCAGGCAGCTCCGCCGGCTTGGTGACCGTGATGTCTTCGCCCGCGCTGTTCTCCACCTTGACGGAAGCGTCCGCGTTTACAGTCTGGGCGGCGACGACACCTTCATCACGCTTGACAAAGCGGGTTTCTCCCTGCAGGGTCAGCGTGGACTGGACATGCAGGAGGCCGTACAGGTTGTAGGTATTGCTGGAAGCGGTAAGGGTGGCATTTCCGGTATAGATGTCCGCGCTTTGATTCACGGTGCCCTGCTCGACGCTGACATGATAGGTGTCGGTGTAGATGGCGCCGCCTGCTATATCGACAGTGCCGTATGCATCGTCCTTGACAAGCGAGAAATCCTGGCAGGTCAGCGTATAGCCATTGAGGTCGATGTTCGCAAAATCGTTGAGATTGACGCTTTCTGTCGGTTCGTTGATGTCCTTCATCAGCACGATTGTGTCGTTTGCCGCCGCCGCGTTGATGTCCGCGACGCTGTACGCCTTCTTGATCGATCCGTTCGTCTGTGTCGCCGTCAGGACGATGTCCGCTTCGAAGCCGTCGTTCTGGTAGCTGTTTCCTGCGGATTCCATCATCTTGATCGTCAATGTGATGTATTCCACCTCGCCGGCATCCAGCCTGCCGTTCGGCGCGGCCGCGATGACGCCGTTCTTAATCAGCGCCGCAATCGATCCGTCCGCTGTGACCTGCGCTTGAGGGCTCGTCTTGTTGCTCGCCGCGCCGTACAACAGCGTATCGGCCAGAGCGTTGTCCTGCATCACGAGGTCCATGTTGTATTTGAGGTTCAGGGTACCCGCGTTCTTGACAGCCAGGTAGATGGTCTTTTCGGCTCCCGGCTCCCAGTTTTTGAAGTCTTCGCCGAAGATGAAGTCCTTTTCGGTTTCGTTGTCGATTTCGCTCCAGCTGGTGTTCAGCGTGCCGGGCGTGCCTTCGCCCGTGTACTTGTAGAACTGGACGTTTAAATTACCCGCCTGGATGCGGTTGCCCTTGTTGGAAACCGTATCGCTGAACCATGCAAGGGTTGTGCCGATCAGCATTGCAAAGCACAGGATGATGGACAGCCCGCAGGCCCAAAGCGATCTTCTTGTGTTCTTTTTCTCCATGTTTTTTCTCCTCCTGCATTGTGGATTATGGTTGACCATTCGATTGATGGAATGAACTGGCTGTAAAAGCTGGGATGCTTTAACAGCCTATTTACATTATATTAGGTGTTATAACAAAAGTCAACGTTTATTGGCACAAAGACTTCATTTTCTGCGCAAAATGTGATTTTGGGGCAGCTCAGCGTATCGGCAAGCACTGAGGTCTGGAAGCGTCGGTGGCAGAACAGACTGGTGCATGGGAACGCTTTATGGATTGTGCCGGTTAATCAAATTATTTAGGCGGGTCAGCGGTATGACCTATAAATGATGCCATGTAAGAAAATTTGCAGGATGGCGCTTCGAAAATAAAAAAATAATGGGGAAAAGTTGCATACTTGTATGCAACTTTTCCCGTTTTGGCAGGCAATAGGTGAAAGGGGTGAAAAAATTATGCCAAAGACCACGATTTCGGCAAAGGAGCGGCTGTTCTGTTATTATTTCAGCCGGCTGCAAAACCATCGGGAAGCGCTGCTGAAAGCCGGGTATACGCCGGAACAGTGCAGCCGGACGGCGGCGCGGTTGCTGCAGAGAAGGGATATCCGCCGGCAGATCGACCAGTTCTCCGACAAGGGGGATCCGGTCAGGCAGCAGGTGGAGGCGGGGCTCAGACGCATCGCGTTCGGCTGTGTGACCGACGCGTTCAAGCTGGTCTGCGCCTATCAGGGCGAAACGCCGGTCGATCTGGACGGATTGGACCTGTACAACGTCTCGGAAATCAAGGACAGCGGAAAGGGGCTGGAAATCCGGTTCTTTGACCGGATGAAGGCGCTTGAGATGCTGTCGAATCTGGAGCAGAGCCGGCAGCAGAATGAAGCGGGTCCGCTGTATGAGGCGCTGGAGCGGTCGGCGCAGGCTTTAAACGGGGAACGGGCGTGTGCGGATGATTGAGTTTCGCAGGTTTTCTCCCAAACAGCTTCGGGTATTGAACTGGTGGTGCAAAAACAGCCGGGACGCGGGACGGGATGCCATCATCTGCGACGGCGCGGTGCGAAGCGGCAAGACGCTGTGTATGTCGATCTCCTTTGTGTGCTGGGCGTTCTACCGCTTTGACAACCAGAGCTTTGCCATCTGCGGCAGAAGCGTCGGGTCGGTGCGGCGCAATGTCACCACGGCCTTGCTGCAGGTTTTGGCGGGGATGGGATTTGCCTGTACTGAAAAGCTGACGCAGAAGTACATTGAGATCCGGTTCCAGGGGCGGTGCAACCGGTTTTATCTGTTTTCCGGCAAGGATGAGTCCTCGGCCGCGCTGATCCAGGGCATCACGCTGGCCGGGGTACTGTTCGACGAGGTTGCGCTGATGCCGCGGTCGTTCGTCGAGCAGGCGCTGGCGCGCTGCTCGGTGGAGGGGTCGAAATTCTGGTTCAACTGCAATCCGGAGCATCCCTACCACTGGTTCTATCGGGAGTGGATTCAGAAGGCAAAGACGAAGAACGCGCTGTATCTGCATTTCACCATGCGCGACAACCCGTCTCTCACCGAATCGATGATCCGGCGGTATCGGACGCTGTATGCCGGCGCGTTCTACGACCGGTTTATCCTGGGAAGATGGGTGGCGTCGACCGGGCTGATCTATCCGATGTTCTCGCCGGAGAAGCATCTTGCAAAGAGCCTGCCCGCAGGCTGTGAACGCTATCTGATATCCTGCGATTACGGCATTGTCAACCCGGCATCCTTCGGGCTGTGGGGACTGAGCGGCGGGAGATGGTACCGGCTGGACGAATACTACTACGATTCCAGGGTGCGCGGCGGCTGCAGGACCGATGAGGAGTACTATGCGTCGCTGCAGGAGCTGGCGGGAGGATATCCGATAGAAGCGGTGATTGTGGACCCGTCGGCCTCCAGCTTTATCGAATGCGTCCGCAGGCATGCGCGGTTTCAGGTGCGGCCGGCTGTCAACGATGTGCTGACCGGCATCGGGCTGGTATCCGCGGCGCTGCAGAACGGCGAACTGCTGTTCTCGGAGCGCTGCCGGGATACCATCCGCGAATTTTCGCTGTACCGCTGGGAGGAGAACCGGCAGAAGGACTGCCCGCGCAAGGAGAACGACCACGCCATGGATGACATCCGGTACTTCGCGATGTACGCGCTGCACCGGCCGCAGAACGCAGGATTCTGCGCGCTGTCATCCGAGCGCGGCCGTCCGGACGGCGGATAGGTTCAAGCTATGCGGTAGACATGTGTTGAGTTGTTGGGGATGGGAAGATGGGCGGGATTGTCCGGAAGGGATTATGTGCAAAAATGGATACGGATTCGAAGAGCAGGATAGAAATCTAAATAATGTTCTGCAGGTTAAAGGGGCATTATGAAACAATTCACACATTCGGCCGCAGAAAAAAGCATAGAAAATTTGATGCGGAATGCAGCGGATGATGGTGTTTCTTCCAGCCAGTCTAACATGGAGGCAGATCATATCCAGCATCGGCTGAAAGACTCGAAGAATTTTCGGTATGGACTGTAGCCGGAAGGTTCGAAGGGTCCGGACTGGACTGTAGCCGGAAGGCTCAAAGGGTTCAGTATGGAATGAGCCGTATGGCCCGGAGAATCCGGTATGGAGCAACACACATGTTTCTGCTGCAAATGATGGAAAGGAGGGCGCGGTGACCTGGTTTAAAAAGACAAAGAAACCGACCGCTGGCGCGGTGCTCTGCCAGACGGCGGCATCCCGGAGAAACGGGCTGTCGCCGCTTGAAACAGAGAGCTTTGGACAGATGGGGCTTTCCCTGTATGAAGGGCTGCGGGAAAATATCCCGATCATCGACGCGGCGGTCACAAAGCTGATCCGCCTGCTCGGGACCTTCAGGGTGGAGAGCGGGCACACCCAAACCGACCGGCAGATGGCGGAATTCCTCCGGTATCTGCGGGTGGGTTACAACGGCATCGGGATACAGCGGTTCATCGAAGGTTATCTGGATGACCTGCTGACCTATGGAAACGCCGTCGGCGAGATGGTGCTGACAAGGGACCGCAAAAACATCGCGGCGCTTGTCAATGCGCCGCTTCGGAACATGAAGATCGAAAAGGATGAAAAGCGCCTGCAGCCGGTCTATCTGGTGCAGCGGGATGCGTCCGGGTATGAGCGTGTACGGTATCCGCAGTACATCCTGTTTTCAGCGCTGAACCCGGATTCCGGGAAGCTGCTGGGCAATTCATTGTTGAAGGGGCTGCCGTTTGTCAGCTCGATTCTGATGCAGATCTACCACTGTGTGGACAAAAACTTCGAACGGCTTGGAGACCTGCGTTTCGCGGTGACCTACAAGCCGAATGGAAGCGCGGTGGATCAGGCATATGCGCGCCAGATCGCATCCAATATGGCAAACCAGTGGAGCGACGTGATGAACAGCGCGAAATACGGGCAGGTGAAGGATTTTGTGGCCGTCGGCGACGTGGACATCCGGGTGATCGGCTCGGATGTGCGGATGATCGACATCGATGTGCCGCTGCGGCATATCTGTGAACAGATCATCTCCAAAACCGGCATCCCGCCGTTCATGCTGGGCATCAACTGGTCCACAACCGAGCGCATGAGCCAGCAGCAGGCGGATATCCTGACCAGCGAGCTGGACAGCTACCGGTCCCTGCTCGATCCGGTCATCCTGCAGGTCTGCAACCTGTGGATGCGTCTGCACGGGCATACCGGCAGGCTCAGCGTGAAGTGGAACACCGTCAAGCTCGCGGATGAGGTCGAGCTGGCGCGCGCGAGGCTGCTGAACGCGCAGGCCGAACAGCTTGAGCGGACATTTCTGGAAGGAGGGGACAGCATTGACCCAGACGATCGTCAAGGGGCGCGCCGAAACGAAGATAACGCCCGAGGAGCTGCGGAACGTGAACCGCTATACCCGTCGTGAGCTGGACGCCGATGAGGTGTATGCCTTTTCGCTGATCCTGTGCGACAACGAAGTGGACCGGGATTATGAGTGTTTCACCGTGGACGCGCTCCGGAAACTCCAAACGCTGTTTTTGGGAAAGACCGGCATCTTCGACCACAACCCGAAGGGGGAGAACCAGTCGGCAAGGGTCTTCGAGACGTCGGTCCTTCGGGATGAGACCCGCAGGACCAAAACCGGCGACATCTACCACTGCCTGAAGGCGAAGGCCTATATGGTGCGCGGCGAGAAGAATAAAGAACTGATGCTGGAAATCGACGCCGGCATCAAGAAGGAGGTCAGTGTCGGCTGCAGCGTGGCATCCTCAGTGTGCAGCATCTGCGGAAAAGACCATCGGATCGACAGCTGTGAACACCGTCCTGGAACGCGCTATGACGGAAAGCTGTGCTACATCCTGCTGGATGAGCCGACCGACGCATATGAGTTTTCGTTTGTCGCGGTGCCTTCGCAGGTTGGCGCAGGGGTCGTCAAACGGTTTGAGGGAGGGATGAAGGATATGGAGCTGATGAAGCGGTTTTCAGCCGGGCGGCCGGTCAGCCTGTCCGCCGAGGAGGCGGGCCGGGTGCATGCGTACATACAGGGCCTGGAGATGGACGCCCAAACGGCAAAGGCGTACCGCCGGTCGCTGACCGGGGAGATTGTGCGGCTGTCCGCGCTGGATGACCTGCCGATTTCTCCACAACTGCTGCAGTCAATGGTGGAAAAAATGAGCGTGCCGGAATTGAAAACCCTGCGGGATGACCTTTTGAAGACCGATCTGCCGGGCGCATGCCAGCTGGGCGGCTTTCAGGATGAAAAGGATGATGAAACGGACCGGTCCTTTCTGATTTGAGATGGTGAAGATTGAAAGGTGCAGAATGGGGTATCCGGCCTGCGGAATGTATCGTGGTCAAGCGAGAAGCCGTACACCGCAGATTGAAAAATATCTGCTGGCGGGACGCAGCACGGCATCCGTATGGATTGCGGGGAAGATTGACAGATGAAAAGAGCCGCCGTTTGGCGGCGGAAAGTAAAGGAGAGAACCATATGAACAAGGTTTCTTTGCTGGGCGCGGGCGAGATGGTCGTCACGCTGAAGGCATCCGGCGCCGTGGCGCTGGGACAGCCGGTCAAGCTGAGCGCGGACCGGACGGTCGCCGCCTGCGGCGACGGCGACGCGGTTACGGGGATCTGCGTCTCTAAAAACGGCGGATATCTGGGCGTACAGCTGGCGGGATATCTGCGCGTCAGCTATTCGGGCTCACTGAGCTACGGCTGGCAGCACATTGCGGCGAATGGGACCGGCGGCATCAAGGCGGCCGCGGATTCTTCAGCCGGCGCGAAAAGCAGGCCGTGCCTGATTGTGGAGTTCGACGCTGCGGCACAGACCGCGGGCATCTTATTATAGGAGGTACAGGATGGAACAGTATCAGAATATTCCGCTGGAGCGGTCGATGTATCACATTGCAGGAAAATCCTTTTCCCAGGTGCTCGAGGAGCAGGACCCTTCGGACCGGTACAAGGGCACACCGCTTGCGGGGCTGGACGCATTCCAGCGGCAGCTGAAGCGGTTTGACATCCGCGTGGGCAGTTCGCAGTCCGACAAGGTGGAAAAATTCTTCTCCACCTCCTCGGCCGCCGTGCTGTTTCCGGAATACATCGCGCGCGCGGTCCGGCAGGGCATCGAGCAGACCGACTATCTGTCCGAAATCACGGCGACCAGGACCATGACCGATTCTCTGGACTACCGCTCCATTCTGGTGGATCCGGATGAGGATGAGAAGGAGCTCAAGATTGTCGCCGAGGGTGCGGCGATCCCGGCGACCTATATCAGCCTGACCGACCATCTGATTCGCATGAACAAGCATGGCAGGATGCTGGTGGCATCCTATGAGGCGGTGAAGTACCAGCGGCTGGATTTGTTCACGGTGTCCCTGCGTCAGATCGGCAACTATATCTGCAAATCCCAGCTCAAGGATGCCGTGGATGTGCTGATCAACGGTCATGACGTGGATACGGCGGCCCAAGCGATCGAGACGCAGAGCGGCGGCGCGCTTTGCTATGCGGACCTGCTCACGCTGTGGGATGCGCTTGGGGATTACGAGATGAATGTGCTGCTCGCGTCGCCGGACATGATGCTGAAGCTTCTGAGCATCGAGGAATTCAAGGACCCGCGCACGGGGCTCAACTTTCAGGGCAGTGGCCGTCTGAGCACGCCGATGGGCGCCAGCCTGATCCGCAGCGACGCGGTGCCGCAGGGTACGCTGATCGGGCTTGACAAACGCTTTGCGTTGGAGATGGTCGCCGCCGGCGACGTGCTGGTGGAGAATGACAAGCTGATCGACCGACAGCTTGACCGCACCGCGGTTTCCACCATCACCGGCTTTGCGAAGATCTGCCCGCAGGCGGTTAAGATGATCCAGCTGACGCAGGGCGGCGAATCTAAGTAAGGTACGAACGATATTCACAGGGGATCAAGAACCCCGTCCGGTAAAAAGATGGGACCGTCTGAGGACAGCGGAAGTCACAGCCGCATGCCGAAGGACGGCAGGCGATGACCGCAGAATCAAACCGATACCGGGCGGGGGATTTGCCCCCGGCAGAAAAATACAAAGGAGGCGGGAGGTTTGTTGGAGCTCGGGGATATCCTGCCGCTGTTCAGCAGTATGGCGGGAATTACGCAGGATGAGGCGCTGGAGTACGACGAACTGATTCATAAAAATATCGGGACGCTGCGCGCAAGGCTCAAGCCCGGCGCGGATGCCGCAGAGAACCGCGTGAAACTGGCCATGGCCGCGGCGGCGCTGTGCTTCTACGACTATGTGCTTGACCAGATCGTGAAGGATCCGCAGACATCCTTTCAGGCCGGAGAGATTTCCGCAAGCCGGAATCTGGAACAGCTGCTGGCGGTTGCGAAGGAATACCGGGACAGCTTCCTGCTGGCGGCGCAGGACTGCATGCGGTATGACGGCTTCATCTTTGAAAGTGTGGGATGATATGACCTTTTCCAATGTGATTAAATCCAATCTCAGGCGGTATGGACGCCGCATGACCATTCGGTTCCCGGATAAGACCGTACGGCGGCAGTATGCGCTGCTGTGGAGGGCCGGGCAGAAGCATTTTTCCAGCCTGATCGGTGGATATTCGGCGCTCGGCGAGACGGATGAGGAGCGTTTTCATCTGATCTGTCCGCCGTGCGAGGGCGGAAAGGCGCTGGAGAAGCGCTGCATCGTGGAGGACCGGGGCGAACGCTATCTGGTGCTGCACACCGATACCGTCATGGCGGGCTGCGAAACCTGTTTCCTGACCGCGTCGCTCAGAAGGGTTTATGGGGAGGAATCGGTATGAACGGCTTGAGTCAGCTGACCGGCGCGGTGCTGGATTATCTGGCGGGTACAGGGAAATTCGAGGACGTCAAGCTTCTGCAGGCCTTCCTGCCGGGCACAGGGCCGTATCCGATCACGCGGCCGATGCTGGCGCTGCGGCCAAAATCGGCGGCAGTCAAACGCACGGTGTTCTCAGATGATTACGGGGAAGAAGGGGCGTCGTCCGTCCGCGGCAGGATGGCGCAGATCGAATGCTGTGCCGAAATCTATGTGCCTGCAGGACAGGATGGCACGGCGGCGCAGGCGCTGTTTGACCGGCTTTGCAGTGTGCTGCTGCTCACACAGAACCCCTTCTGCATCCACACGGCAATCATATCCAAGCAGACCTATGAAAAGGCGCTGGAAGCGTTCCGGATCGAAGCGGTATTTTCGTTGGACGCGGTACTGGCGTCGGATGGCGCTGCCGATGAGAGTACGGAAAACGGGCCTGCGGCGGTATCCCCGGCGGATATGCCGGGAATCCACGGCACTGGATGGAGCGAAGCATCCCTGTCGGAGCCTGGGAATACGCTGCGCGTCCTGCCCATAGCATCCGGGGAGGATGTTTCCATTTGGGCGGGGGAGCATAAGCTGGCGCAGGTGGAGGGATATCAGGTCGTCGCCGACCGCGCGCTGCATCTGATCGAAGCCTGTGAGGAAGCTTCGCCGGTTGGGTTTGTTTCGGGAGAACCCGTTTATAAGATTGTGCTGGACCGCGTGTGGGCTTTGCCTATGGCGGAGGATTTGGAATCGCTGGACAGCTTTACGCTGACGGTGCGGCGGCCGGGCTGTGAGGTTCGCTACGGCGGATGTGTCTGGACAAGGCTGGAGCGGTCGGCCAGGGGAAACGGCCTGCTGTTGGAAAAGGCCGAAATCATGGCGTTCAGCAGGACGGTTTCCCACATGGAAGGGGTGAAAACAGGGTGGAACACAGAGGACAAAGAATAAACGGGACAGGGACGCAGTCTTTTTCCCGGCCGACCGCGGGCCGTTTTGAGGATATGTCGAAGATCGGTATCGACAGCCGAACCATCCATTCCGTTCAACCGCAGGAGCCGGACGGGTACGGCGGATGGCAGAGATTCTTATCCAGACAGGTCAGACGTCTGGATACGCAGTATTAGAACAGAACCAAATCCGCATCGGAAATGGGGAACGGTGCATACCATTTTGACGGCAGGTCCAGAAAAGATCTGCCGCCTGTAAGGAGGCGTATGCGTATGAAGATACCCCAAATGACTCATCGGTACCCGTGCAGACGCCGGTTCCGGTTTGCTTTGGATCACGGAATGTTTCATCGGGACCGGCCGGATATACCGGTACGCATTGGAAGGAAGGGATGGGACAGGCATGCAGTATAAGGACTATCAGTTTCCGCATAATCCGCATCGGATTCAGCTGTACTGCGGCAAGCAGGTGCAGAACACCTTTTCCCCGATTCTCGGGGATGTTGTGCGGGTGCTGGGCAGACGGGCGCGGACCGTGAAGGGGGAGGGCGTGTTTTTCGGGAAAGACCGGCAGGAACAGTTCGACGGCCTGTATGCGGTGTATGCCGAACAGACCCCCGGCAGCCTGCAGCTGCCGGGGCTTAGGCCGTTCAGCGCCTTTTTCATCGAGCTGGAGCTGCTGTGTGAATCCGGGCCGCAGGTGCTTTCCTACCGGTTCACCTTTCTGGAGGATATTGGTTTGCTGACAAGCGCGTCGGGCGGGGAGGTGATCTGATGCTGACAGTCAGACTGTACGATCAGGACGGCGAAGAGACGGCGGTTGCAAACCTGTTGTATGTGGAGCTGGATATGGATTTCTTTGCGCCGGCGCACAGCGTGCGCGTGCAGTTTTCGGCGGAGGGGAACAGTTTTGCCAAGACCTATGCAAGGCTGACGGTTTCCTGTGAAGGCGAACAGATCTTTGCGGGCTTTGTCGACCATGTATCCTGCACGAGGACCCCGAAGGGGCGGTTCATCGAGTTTGCGGCGCGCAGTCTCGTTTCGGTGCTGATCGACAATGAGGCGCTGCCGATGGTCTGCCAAAACCTCTCGCTGCAGCAGCTGTACGAGGAGCACATCGGCGTGTTCGGCTGCTTTTCTGGAATCCATTATGACCGGAACGCCATGCTCAGCGCGTTCACGATTCCAAAGGGAACCAGTGAATGGGGGGTGCTGACGCAGTTCTGCAGGCTGGCGCTCGGCACAGCGCCGCGGCTGCTGGCCGATGGATCGATCGATGTGCGGCAGGAATACCAAGGGCAGACCTATACAGTGTCCAATGCGCTGCCGGATGCGCTGCGCTACACCACGCTGGAAATAGAGGATCATGCGGAGGAGGTCATCACACGGGTGTGGCTGATCGACCGGGATAACCGCTACGGCGTGGTGGTGAACGAGCATCTGCCGGGCTTTCAGCCGCCGCGCGTGCGGGTGCTGCGGGAGGGCGGCGACTGGCAGAGTTCTTACAGGACCGGACCCGAAGAGATGATCAAGGAAGGAATGCTCAAGAAGAAGGTGGTGCGGTGCGCGCTATCGGGAATTTATCCGATGCAGATCGGGGACCGCGTCAATCTCAACGACAGCATGCTGGTGAAAGCGGGCCTGTTTGTGGGCGGTGTCAACCTGAAAGCGGATGCATCCGGCTTCTGGACATCGCTGACGCTGCTGGAACCGGATTATCTGTAAAGCCTTTCGGATCAGCCGGAGGAAACAGAGCGCTGCTGTATCACGGGTATCTCACCGCCTGCTGATACGGTTTTGGGGGCATTCAAACTGATGACATGAGGAGGAACTGATATGTGGATATCGGAGCTTGCGAAGCCTTACCGGACCGCGTTGCCGCGGCAGAGCATGATGGCTGCGGGCGTGGATGCAGCCGGAAGGATTGCGGTGACGCCGGGGCAGGTGCTTGAACAGAACACGGTTCCGTTCTTCACGCCGTACGGGCTTTCCTACAGGATGCCGGCGGGACAGGAGCCGCTGCTGCTGCAGGACGACGGGCAGGTGGTCTGTCTGGGCGTCAAAAACGATCCGGGCAGCCTGCGTCCGGGAGAATTGAGACTGGAGTCCGCCGGCGGCGCGTCCATCGTGCTGTGCGGGGATGGAAGCATCCTGCTGAACGGCTGTGTCACCATCACACCGGATGGACAGATTCAGACACCGTGATGGCATAAAACCGCGCAGGGATTCGCTTGAAGGACGGCGCAGAGCTTTTCCATAGAGACAATTTTGATATGGCAAGGCTTTTATCATAGAAGAGAAAGCTCCCATCTGTGACTGTATCATCGTCACAGATGGGAGCTTTTTGTGCGCTAATGTTTCTTAAGTAAAAGATATTCGCTTTCCAAAAGTATTCCGGCGGCTGTTGAAGTGAAGGCGACAGGCTGTTGTATCCCGCTCTTCACGCTGTTATAGGGTGCAGAAGCGCGTGCAGGCAATGCCGCATCCCCGCATGCTGTTCAAATGGTTGGCACATCCGGAAAAAGTGCCGCATTCCGACAAATAAAAATTTAAAAAATAGCGGAGAAGCTATTGACAACGGAAAATTGTTTGCTATAATAAACATATGAACAATTATTCATATGAGAAGGTGAACCGATGAAGACCGATGAAATGATTGACAGCTGTGAACAGCTCGAAGTACACGAAAAAATCGTGTTGGCGGTCAACCAAAAGGTGCCGGATGACGAGGTTCTTTATGATCTGGCGGAGCTTTTCAAAGTATTTGGAGATTCGACCAGAATTAAGATACTCTATGTGTTGTCTCAGTCCGAGATGTGTGTGTGCGACATTGCGCAGCTTCTGGGAATGAGCCAGTCGGCGATTTCCCATCAGCTGCGCGTGCTCAAGCAGTCGCAGCTGGTAAAGTTCCGCCGGGAGGGAAAGACCGTGTTCTATTCCCTGTCCGACGGCCATATCCAGACCATCCTCGGGCAGGGGCTGGAGCATATAGAAGAATAAAATTACAATTGGAGGAGTTATTTATGTTGGAAAAGGTAATCATCTTAGAGGGGCTTGATTGTGCAAACTGTGCTGCCAAGGTGGAGCGCGCCGCATCCAGAATCCGCGGCGTGGACAACGCAAACGTCACCTTTATGACCCGCAAGCTGTTTATGGAAGTCGAAGACGGCAAGCTGGAGCAGGTTATGAAGGAGCTGGATGAGGTCATCCACAGAATCGATTCCACGGTAGTGTTAAAGGTAGAAAAGTAACAGGTCCTTGCGCATGGGAATATCCTATCGGAAGGGCCGCAGTTTAGGAAGGACGGGGGATAGGTTATGAAAGAGAAGCGGACGCTCATACGCATCATCACAGGAGCGGTGATTTTTGCGGTTGGCATGTTGGTTCCGGTTTCGGGCATTTGGAGGCTGGTCATCTTTTTGGCAAGTTATCTGATCACCGGCGGGGATGTGGTTTGGAAAGCGGTCGTCAACATCCTGCATGGGCAGGTGTTCGATGAGAATTTCCTGATGAGTCTTGCGACCATCGGCGCGTTTATTGTCGGAGAATATCCGGAAGGCGTTGCGGTCATGCTGTTCTATCAGGTCGGAGAGCTGTTTCAGTCCTACGCGGTCAACAAATCCAGGGCGTCGATTGCCGATCTGATGGATATCCGTCCCGATTATGCCAACCTCAAGCAGGGCGGGGAGATCAAAAGGGTTTCTCCCGATGAGGTGCAGGTTGGCGATATCATTGTAGTCCGTCCCGGCGAAAAGGTGCCGCTGGATGGAAAGGTGCTGTCCGGGTCCTCTCTGGTGGACACCTCCGCGCTGACCGGCGAATCGGTCCCGCGCGAGGTGCATGAGGGCAGCGAGATCCTCAGCGGTTTTATCAACCAGAACGGCCTTCTGACCATCGAGGTCGAAAAGATGTTCGGCGAGTCCACGGTCAGCAGGATTCTGAACCTTGTGGAGAACGCCAGCAGCAAGAAGGCCCATGCTGAAAAATTTATCACGAAATTTGCAAGATACTATACCCCGGTGGTTGTCCTTGTGGCGCTGGCGCTGGCGGTTCTGCCGCCGCTCATTCTGAGCGAGGCGTTCAGCGACTGGATTTACCGTGCGCTGATCTTCCTGGTGGTTTCCTGTCCGTGCGCGCTGGTCATCTCGATCCCGCTGAGCTTCTTCGGCGGCATCGGCGGCGCGTCGCGCTGCGGTGTGCTGGTGAAGGGCAGCAACTATCTGGAGGCGCTGTCCAAGGCCGAGGTTGTCGTGTTTGACAAGACCGGTACGCTGACCAAGGGAACCTTTTCGGTCACCGAGGTTCGCCCGAAGGATGTGAGCGCTGAGGAGCTTCTGCGCTTTGCCGCGCTGGCCGAACAGCACTCGAGCCATCCGATTTCAGTGTCGATCAGGAAGGCCTATGGGCAGAAGCTCGACGAGCTTCCCATCAGCGGTGTGGAGGAGATATCCGGACACGGCGTCAAAGCGGTTGTGGATGGAAGGCAGGTTTTTGCCGGCAACGCCAGGCTGATGGAGCTTGAAAACATCGCATACGACCGCACCGAGCAGACCGGAACTGTGGTGCATCTCGCTTTGGACGGCAGATACGCCGGTTACATCCTGATCTCGGATGAGGTCAAGGAGGATGCGGAGAAGGCCATCCGGGAGCTTCGGAAGAGCGGCGTGAAGAAGACGGTCATGCTGACCGGCGACAACAGGACGGTCGGCGAAGCGGTGGCTGAGAAGCTCGGCATCGATGAAGCCTACACGCAGCTGCTGCCAGACGGCAAGGTGGAGCGGGTGGAAAAGCTTCTGCTCGAGAAATCCCCGAAATCGAGCCTGGTGTTTGTCGGCGACGGCATCAACGACGCGCCGGTCCTGGCGCGGGCGGACGTCGGCATCGCGATGGGCGCGCTCGGTTCGGATGCTGCGATTGAGGCGGCGGATGTCGTGATCATGACCGATGAGCCTTCGAAGATCGCTTCGGTGATGAAGGTGTCCCGCAAAGCGCTGCGGATTGTCAAGCAGAACATCGTGTTCGCGCTGGCAGTCAAGGCCGCCATTCTGGTTCTGGCCGCTTTCGGCTTCGCAACAATGTGGGAAGGCGTCTTCGCGGATGTCGGCGTGTCGGTGCTGGCGATCCTCAACGCGCTGCGTGCGATGCGCGTCAAACAGTATCAGTGA